CCTTCCACCCGATGAGGTTGCGCGGCATGACCCGCTTGAAGCGTGGCCGTAGGTCAAGCTCCTCCTCATCGGCGGCGTTGAGGCTGTCGGCGATGGTGGGATGGTCAACGAGGATCAGGGCCAGGCCACGCCCCACGCCGTCAGTCATCAGGCGACGAGCCAGCGAGGTCAGGTCCGTGCCCTCGCCATCCACGTCCAGCTCGATCCTGTCCAAGGGCTCGGGCAAGCTCTCCACGCCTTCCGGCAGCTTGATCTGCACCGGCTTGGCGAACGGTCGTACAGCGTTGCGCTCCACAGCGCCCTTGAACCCGTCGTGCAGCACCGTGGCTCTGATGCGCTTGTCGTAGTCAAGGGCGTCCTCCTGCTCGTACATCGGCAGGTAGTTCGTGCGCGCAGCTCGCATGGCTTCGGTGCCGGACAGGAGGTCGTCGATGAGATCCCACCCGCCCTTGTTCTCGTTGCCTGCTGCAAGCCAGCTTGCCCCGTGAAGCATCCGCAAGTAGGCAGGCGTGCCGGTATCGACCGTCGCCTCGCGTGGGTCTTGGATGCTGGTGGTGACAGCGCCCACCGCTGTCGTGCGTGTTACTTGACTGAGCGCCATTACGCGACCCTCCTGCTAATCAGCTTGCTCTCGTTGACCGGGAACCTGTCATGGATGTAGTAGCCGAGGGCATCGCTCACGTGCGTCAGCTCCCCTCCATGCTCCTTGTGAATCTCGCCCATGCCACCGGGCACAGTCTCCACTCGCTCGAAGTCCGCCACCACATGAGGTGCTTCTCGCGGATCAACGAACAGCCGCCGCACGCCATCCGTGGTGGCGATCCTGGAGTTGACTGCATTGACTCGGGCGCGCTCACGTGGATTGCCCTTGCGGTTCCGCATCGACAACCTGTCCCCGAATACCGTCTTGAGCTTGCGTCTGATGATGTCCCAGTCACTTCCGGCTACTGCGACGGTGGTCTTGGCACCACCAGAGGCGTCACCGTAGCACAACACCTTGCCACGGTGATAGCCCCATTCACCCACCAACCTGTCGCAGACCATGGGCGTGTTGCTGTGCTCAGGTATCCACACCTCGCCAATGACGACGGTGCTGTTCTCGGTCGCGCCTTCGGGCATGTTGGGCCTGCGTCCTAGCTCCTGGCAGGCCACGGCCACGCCTGGGCTGGTGTTGAAGTCGAACGCCAGGATCAGGTCCGCGTCTGGGTCATACGTGTTGCCCAGGTCGCGCACGACGTTGGCGTCGGACCAGGAGTAGTACGCCAAGCCAGCGTAGCTCTCGAAGCTGCCCTCTAGCTCCTGCCGGAACGTCCGTTCGTCCATGCGCTGTCGCGCAGCCTCGATGGCCTCGGGCGACATGATGTCCGAGCTGAACCAGTGGAAGCGGTCCCATGGCTGGCCGGCCTCCCTGAGCTTGACGGCTTCCGTCCACAGCTCCCAGTAGTGGTTGCGGCCTTCTGGCACGCCGATGAACCACGCCCAGCCTGGTGGTTGACCTGGCGTGTCAAGGGCGGGGCTCACGTTCTGGGTCCACGCCTCCTCGCGCATGTTGGCGTACTCGTCCAGGATGATCCCGTGGAGCGGCTCGCCTTCGATACGCTCGGGGCGGTCCATCCCCACGACGCACAGCCTGGTGCCGTTGACCAGCAGGATCTCCAGGTCAGTCTCGCGGGGCTTCTCGGCCATCCAGGCTGTCGGGACGAGCTGCTTGAGGTCGTTCCAGTAGATGCGCTTGGCTTGGTCCCTGGTGGGAGCTGCCAGCGCGTACTTCCGGCCTTGGACACGGAGGTTGCAGGCCCGCTGGATGACCCACCGCTTCGCCAGCTCGGTCTTCCCAGATCGCCGGCCAGCCGGGACGATGCGGAAGCGGGCCTTGCTGTTCCAGAGCCTCCACTGCTCGGCGTGGTGGCGCATGGCTGTCCATCGCCTCGTAGGCCCTCCAGACAGCCCCGTGCTGGCCGGACGACCTGGTGGTCGAGGATCCAGACCCCCTCCCCGTCCAGGGCCACCACGGGCTCCAGGGGACGGCTCCTGGGCAGGGAGTTTCGCCTTGCTAGGCGTAGCCGTCATCCGGCCCCTCCACCGTTGACCTCATCGCTGTGGCGGCAGCCTCCAACTCAGCGGCCAACGCCTCAGCATCCGCCAGCCGGTCCACCTGTTTGATCTCGCGGAACTCCTCGGCCCTGGTCTTGAGCCAATAGATGTTGGCGGCCACGTTGCCCGTCTCGATGAGTTGCCAGAGGTGCTCGGCTGCGATCAGGACGCCGGTCGCCTGGGCCTTTTTTACAGTGGCCTCGAAAGACTCGTCAGTCGCCCTCCACCGTCGCAGGGTCTCCGAGCTGACGCCGATGAGATCCGCGGCCCTGTTGAGGCTCAGGCCACGCTGTAGCGCCCGTCTGACCACAGCGTCTAGCTCTGGAGTGCGCTTGGTCGGCCTGCCGAGTTTCGTGGGTTTGGCCTTTCGCGAAGACGTGCGTGGTGCCACGCGTGGTGCCACGCCCTTTGTTCCAGTGGCCTTGGTCTTCTGACGGGGCTTTCTTTTGGATGGCCCGGCCTTCTTGGGCGCTGGCGGCCTTGCTGATGCCATCAGCGGCGAGCTGCCTCTCGCGCTAGATCGAGGAACTCGGAACGGACCTTGGCGTCCTCTCGGAACACGCCCAGCAAGGCCGAGGTGATGGTCGCCGAGCCTGGCTTGTGGACGCCACGGCTCGTCATGCACAGGTGCTCCGCAGACACCAGGACGCCCACGCCGCGAGGCTTCAGCACCTCCTGGACAACGTCTGCGATCTGCCTGGTCATTCGCTCCTGCACGATGAACCTCTTGGAGTAGGCGTCCACGACTCGCGCGAGCTTGGAGATCCCCACGATGCGCTCTCCGGGGATGTAGCCCACTGTAGCAACTCCCAGGATCGGCGTCATGTGGTGCTCGCAGTGGGACTCGAATCGGATGCCGTCCACGACCACCATCTCGTCGTAGCCACCGCACTCATCGAACGTCCGCTCAAGCAGCTCCTTCGGGTCGACCTGGTAGCCAGCGAACCACTCGCCAAAGGCGCGCACGACCCGAGCGGGCGTATCCTCCATCCCCTCGCGGTCTGGAGTGTCGCCGGCGAACCTGATCAGCGTACTGACCGCATCCATCGCTTCCTCTCGTCCTGTCATCTCACACCCCACAGCTTGTGCTGTTGGGTCGACAGAGACCATGTCGGGTTCTCTGCTATCAAGCGACGGCAAGTCTTCATCGCTCCAGGCTCGAAGCCGCCACCGACCCATGCTGGCGAGAGGTATTTGTAAAGCGCCTCCAGCCTGGGCTTGGGAATGCCCTGTCGGTCGTGACGCACGTAGCGTAGCTCGTCGGCTCGTTGGAGTTGGACGGCGTGCTCTGCAACCTTGGGCGAGCAGGCGATCCAGACGTTGGCTCGCTCATCGTTGAACAACGAGGTCGGCATCGGCAACGACCCGTTCGTCTCAACGGCAACCGTTTCGCATTCGTCAATCAACATCGCAGCCAGCTCCTCGGTGACCGACAGCAACGGCTCCCCTCCAGTGAGGATGACCGATGGTTTGCAGTCCGCCTTCCACAACGACTGGATCCGCAGCATGATCTCCGCTCCGGTCAGTCTGACATGGCTGACGAACTCGGTGTCGCAGTCGAAGCCATGGGTCGGCACCGAGCAGGTCTGGTTGCAGCCAGCGAACCGCACGAACACGTTGGCCGAACCCGCCCTGGCCCCTTCACCTTGAAGCGAGAAGAACATCTCGTTGATCGGGTAGGTCGTCACGACGGTCTCCAGTCGGCCCAACAGTTCGGAGTCTCATACAGACGAACATGGCAGACGGTCAGGCCCACCATGCTCAGGTCTAGAAGCTCCCGCGCCCGCTTGGCAAGCTCCTCCACCATGCACTCGGCGGTCGGGTTCTGCCCTGCCGGCATCCGGTAGACCTTCCAGCCACCGCGCTCGATGTCTTCCAAGATCACATCGTCGGGGTTGGCGATGTATCCGTGGTCCCAATACCTGTCAATCCAACCGCCCACCAACTCCTTGACCGCGCCGAAGTCGATGACGCGACCGATGTGGTCCAACTCCTGTGCCTCAACCGTGATCTCAGCCACGTAGCGATGGCCGTGGACGTTCTTGCACTTGGTCTCATGGCCGACTACTCGGTGGCCGGCGTCGAACTCTAGCCTGCGTGTGATGCGTTTCATGCGCTTGCAATCTGTTGTGCTGGGTCTGCCAGGTTCGCCGCCTTGAATCCCTTGGCGCGCAAGACACACGCCGGACACTTGCCGCAACCTGGACGCTCGCCCTCGTAACACGTCACCGACATGCCGATAGCACGCCAGCACTCGTCGCCAAGCTCCAGCGCCATCTGCACCGTCGCCTCCTTCGTCAGATACATGAGCGGCGTCCTGATCTCGATAGGTCCACAGGACGACGGCATCGCGAGCGTGGTAGCTTGCTCCATCACGTCCACGAACTCCCTGCGACAATCGGGGTAGCCGCTGTAGTCCGTCTGGCACGTCCCAGTGTAGATGATCCTCGCGCCGTGCTTGACCGCTACGGCAGAGGCGAGACCCATGAACAACAGGTTGCGGCCTGGCACGAACGAGGTCGGTAGCCCTCCCTCCATCTCCTTGTCGGGGACTCCCCCTTCCTCAATCGGGGGTCGGTTCCTGTCCACCAACGCCGAGTCGCCTACCGCTGCCAACACGGACAGATCGTGGACGACACGATCCACCATGGCGAACTCGGCGATGTCCTTGCTGGCGTGGACCTCGTTGTCATGGCGTTGCTGGTAGTAGATCGACAACGCCAGCACCTGGTCGTAGCCGTGCTCTTTCATCGCGTGGTAGAGGCAGGTCGTCGAGTCCTGTCCACCACTGAACAACACCACCGCGTCGTATGTCTTCATGGCTGCCCTCCAAGCAGTTTCATTTCCTTGTGCCAACGTCCTTGTAGCTCGCGTTCCAAACGCAAGTACCACTCAACCTCGCCGCGGAGATTCTGACTACCGCCGCGCACACTCATGTTGCCGTACGCCTGCCAACGACCATAGGCCGTCGGACCTTGCTCCCAGTTCGATGCATCTGCTGAGTGGAACGGGTACTTCCTCAACAGCCGTCGAGAGCCTACACCGAACGCATGAACCTTCTTGGGCCACACCCGAGCGAAGGCTTGGCCGATGAACCTGCCCTTCAACGCTGTCGGTTTCCCGACCATGCCTCCGAGAGCGAGCTTCGGGTAGTCCTTCGCCATGTCGACCAACATGCTCCACGGGCTTCCGAGGTGGAAGGTCGGGATGGCTGGGATGCCTTGCCGGTTCATCTCCTCGCAGTTGCGAGCCGACGCGACGGGGTTGCCGATCACATCC